GTAACAAGATACTTTGATCCAACCGTTATTGATGATTTAGCATCTCCAGCATGTGCCAACGTAGCATCCGCAATCAATACACTCTCATATCTATTTGTAGATGTTCTTGCTAATGGTGCTTCTGGCACTTCTTTAGACGCTGCGTATCTAATCGCTCGTAATAGAGACTTTATTGCGGATGAAGCATATGGAGCAACAAAAACTCAGTACCCATCACTAGGTCTTTCTAATCTAAACGAGAGCAAGTGTAGAAGAGATATCAATCATATTATTAGTGGTCTTCTAAGAGATTTAATTCTTGGTGGAAATGCTGGTATTGTTACTGCCGCAGAATCATACTTTACCAATTCAGTTCTCACAGGAATTCCAGAAGCACAGAGAGATGAGACAATCTATGCTTTCAATCAGGTAAGAGATCTTTGTATCCTTGCCATGAGAAATTGGAAGACAGGCACAAATGGAACTGGCACAGTTTATACACCACTTCACACTCCAATTCCTCTATTTACTGATAACACGATTTTAGTAGATCCAAACGTAAATAAGTGCGCTTCTATTGTCTCTGCTATCACAACATCATTTGCTCTACTAGAAGACATTCTAGATGGCACAATTCTTCCTGGAGCAACTACAAAAACATTTGGAACTCTTTACAACACTACAGGTATTGTTACGTATCCAGATAGTGTAATTTACGATAGAGATAATGTAATCTATACTCCTCGCTCTGATTATGATGACTATCCAATTATTGAAGCTTCTCCATATACACAGAACGCTTCTGTAATTTCATTCTTAGGCGGTGGTGGTGCTCTTATTGATGGTTCCAAAGTCAAACAACCCAACTGCCCATTCCCTGGTCTAGAACTTGATGGTTCGGCAACATTCCCCAACCAAGGTAAGTCCATGGTTGCTGCGGCATTTACTATTGTGTCGTTTGGAGGAATTGGATATAGAATTATTAATGATGGATATGTTCAGTTGGTTTCTGTATTCGTCATTTTCTGTGCTGATGGTGTTCTAGCAGAATCTGGTGGTTATGCCTCCATCACTAACTCAGCTACTAACTTTGGTATCTACGCCCTAAGAGCTCTTGGTTACAATAGTTTTGCTTATCCATTTGACGTTGGAACTATTACTAACGTTTCATCTACACCAACTGGCAGAACAATCTTTACAATTGATGGTCTCGGAAGAGAACCACTTGAGCACTATGTTGTAAAGATTGATGGTTATGAAAACGTAAATCCAGAAATTGAGTACTATATTGATACAGTTGGTGCTGTAACAGTTGGTCCTCCTTTCTCTGCTCAGGTAACAATCGAATCTGGTTCAGGTGGTCCAGCAGAATTCAAGTCAATTGAGACTGGTCAAGCAGTTTCAAACTCAACTCTAACTGGCACAAACTATAACGCTTTACCAGAAAACGGTGGTGTTAAGATCGAAGCATATGAGCAGGTATCTCAGAATTATGGTCGTGTTTATGTTTCTGGTACTGACGAACTTGGAGACTTCAAGGTTGGTACATTCGCAAGAATTGAAAACAGAACTGGTAACATCACCTTTACTGGTACGGTTACCATTTCGGAAGTTGAATTCCTCAAACTAAAAGGCGGAGACGTTGTTGTTACTGGATTCGATGCTTCAAATACTCTTGGTGGTGCTAACTCAACTGACTCTAAACTACCAACTCAAAAAGCAGTCAGAGATTACATCACCAATAACCTCGGTCCATACATCAATAAACCATACTCAACAAACGCTGTTCCTAGGGCGCTTGTAGAACTCACAGACAGCGGTAAGATCTCTATTGACCAGATTCCACCACTCAGACCGTTCAGCGTCTTTACAGTCCCAGATCAGGCGTCTCGTCTCGCTATCGAGGGAGCACTTGCTGGAGATATTGCTATTCAACAAGATACTTCCGCTTCATATATTCTAAACAATGATAATGCTAGTCTATTTACTTCATTTAATGTAGATCCAACTCTACAGTTTACTGTTAATGATGTATTTACTGGTAGCATTTCTGGTGGTAAAATTCAAGCAACTGAGTATAGACAAGGGGTTGTTTATCAGATTAATATTACAGATCCTGGATCTGGATATACATCTGCTCCAGTAATTACAATAACTGGAGGAAATCCACAGGCTGGTGCTGTACAAGCATCGGCAACATGTACGATTGCTAATGGTAGTGTTGTAACTGTAAAGATTGTATCATTTAATGGATTGATTGGTGGTAAAGGATATACCACACAACCAACAGTTACATTCTCGGCACCATCTGGAGCTGGAACACATTAACATCAACCGAGTTGTAAATACCTCCGCTAACAATAACAATAACTGGGTATCACTTTCAACCAACCAGATTGCTGCCTCTGATATTACATCTGGTGTTATTGCTACATCCAGATTAGCAAACAACTCAGATGCTGCTAACTCATTTACATTCCTCAGAGGTGATCAGGCATATGCTCCAGTTGTTCAATCAATCAAGGGAGCAGAAAGCAGATATTTTGCTAAGTTATTTGCACAAGGCAATAGTGGTTCGTCACAACTAATATTCACTACTAACTCAAATACTCTAGTAGGACACACGGTTGTCAATAATGTAGTTGGTATTCAGTCAAATACAAATATTACAGGTGTTACTACTGCTGCTGGACTCACTACAGTAGCTCTGAATAATCCCCTAACTGCTACTATTGCTGCTGGAACAATTATAGAATTCCAAAGAGGAGCATCTCCTCTGGTATTTGAATCTTCATATACTTTAGGGGGATTTGTTGATAGTATTGTTATTGCAAATGGTGGATCTGGATTTACAAATGGTCAATATTTTGATGTCCCATTAAGTGGCGGTTCTGGTACTGGTTTGAGGTGCAACATTATTGTTTCAAATGGAGCAGTAACCGAAGTAACTGTAACAAACTCTGGTCTTAACTACACAGGAGATTTTAACGTCTCATCTGCTCCAGCTGAAATTGGAGGTGGTTCTGGTCTTGTTCTTGCTGCTAAAATCAATACTGTTAATAAGCAATATGCCAATACATCTCTTGATATTCAAAGAGTAACTGATCTTACTATCTCAGCAGATGAATTTGGAACAATTGGTGTTGCTAGATTTAAGAAGTCACAGTTCTTAATTGGTCAGTCTGGTAATGGTTCGATTGTTCTTAAGACTGGTGCTGATAGTGGACTTGATGCAGACTTACTTGATGGTGCTCAAGGTTCGTACTATCTAAATGCTTCAAACCTAAATTCTGGTACGGTATCCGTAGATAGACTATCTGGAACATATAATATCAGTATTTCTGGTCAGTCTGGTAATACACTTCGTCTTCTTTCAAATACAACAAACCCAACTTCAAACCCATCTCCAAACGCATTCTCTGTTGGTATTGTTGCCGACACGAGAAATAATGCTGCTAATGGTCTAGCAGATGGAGGAACAAAGAATCTCGTTATGACCATTAGACCAGGAGGTTCTGGATTTACTGTAGATGGTGGTGTAAAACAGTTAGCATTTACAGACAACGATAACATGTGGTTACGTGGTTCTGGAACTACCGTAGATGCTTTTGGTTCTTGGGCAAAGGTTTGGACTTCTTTAAATGATGGTCCTGGAACTGGATTAGATGCCGATAGATTGGATAATCGCCAAGGAACTTGGTTCCAGAATGCGATTAATATGAATTCTGGAACTCTGAGTGATAATAGATTACCGTCTTATCAAACTAAAAAAGATTTCCAAGATTCAATTAGAGTTCTATCATTCACAGGTCAACCAAGATATAGAATTTATATTCCAGATGAAACTTTAACTACAACTCCATTCCTTCCTGGTTTAACTGTCAATCTTTATAATTCAAATGATCAGGGAACTGGTGTTATTTCAATTACTGATGTTACTGTAAATAACGATACCAACGATCCATTTAATAACTATACGATTATTACTGGTACTCTGACAACTGGTAACTTTATTGGTGCAGTAAGTATTGGTACAGCAAGTAATAAAAAGTTCTTTAAAGACTTTAGTATTTCTACCTTAGATGCTAATGCTGACGGTATTCCTGATGGCACATTTGTAGCCGCTACTATTGAGAGTGATGGTGGAACTGCTAACCTAAGACTCGGTAGAAAAGATGGTCAGGCATCTTCTCCTGGACTATATTTCAACTCATCACAATTAGCAGCAACATACAACGCTGCTATCGTAGCTACTGGTGGTAATGGATCAACTTCTAGTGGTACTCTTGATGTTAAGGTTGTTGATGCTAATGGATTTACACTCAACGGTAACACCATCTGGAATGCTGGCAACATAACATTCAACAGTACAAACGTTGTTTCTACTGCCGTTATTCGTGATGCTTCTGGTAACTTTGCTGCTGGTACAATCACAGCAAACCTAACTGGTGCTGCTTCGGCAAACGTTCTTAAGGCTGGCGATACCATGACTGGTTCGCTGACAATTACTGGTGCTGGAAGCAATCTGAGTGTATCTGGAACCCTTGGAGTTACTGGTAATACCACATTAACTGGCAATCTAACAGTAGATACAAATACATTATTTGTTGATGCTACAAATAATCGTGTTGGAGTTGGCACCACAACAACTGCTGCTGGAATAGCTCTTACTGTTAATGGGGCATTAAAGGCAGGAAGTTCCACTAGCACAAATTCAGAAATAATAATGAGAAGTTGGAGTTCTACGGATACTTCAATTGATACTTTATTATCTGGTTCTAATTTTGGTGCTATTATTGAAGGACCCACAAATGGACATCTTACTATTGGATTGAGAGATAATGATGCCGCCGAGAGTTTTAGTATTCTATCCACAAATTCAACATACACTACTGGTGCCGCTTCATACACCAACCTCATAGCATGTTTTAGAGGAAATGGTACTGTAGGTATCAACAAAGAACCAGCATCTGGTTATGCTTTCGATGTTTCTGGAAAAGGTAGGTTCTCAACTTCCCTAGAAATTCGTGATGCTTCCGATAACTCTGGAGCAGCTATGTTGTTCCTTGGTGCTTCTGGGTATAGAAACTTTAGAATTGGTAACCAGTTACTTGCTAATGATATTTTTGAAATTACACCTTCTACTACTAATGGAGGATCTACTTGGTCATCAACTCCAGCAATTGCTATCTCTGGAGCAAGCAGTCTAGTTGGTATTGGCACTACCACATTTACAAGTACGGCAACTGGTGCCACAGTTGTATATAAGCTAAATGTAGAGGGCAATCTCAATATAAATGGTCAGGTCTATCAAAATAATCTACCATTTGTTACATCAAGATGGACGCAATCTACTAATGGTACGGATATCCATAGATTGTCTAAGGTTGGAATTAATAAAGCAGATCCATCATACACTTTGCATCTTGGTGGAAGTCTAAATATTGAAGGATCATCATTTACAAATAGTGCAAATACATTAGTTTTATATGCTAATGGTGACAGACAATGGATTGATAGTTATGGCGTATTTAAATCAAACAGAAATACAGTTGGAGAAAACATTACCATTCCCACCAACACAAACTGTATGAGTGCTGGACCAATAACTATAAATAATAGCGTTGCAGTTACAATTCAAGACGGATCTACTTGGAGTATAGTATAAAATGAGTACACTATCAGTTCATGATATACAAGGAATTTCTGCTTATGGAAATGAAATTAGAATTCCTACGGGAAGTTCTTTAAATGTTGTTGGCGGCGCTGCTGTTGGGACATTAAAGACAAATAATTTACAAAAATCCAATGGAACGGCATGGTCTTTTGGAAAAGTTTTGCAATATGTAGATTATAGATATCCTTCGACAAATGATAACTATACTGCTATTGGATCAAATACAGATTATGATACGCCCGTTACAATATCAATTACTCCAAAATCTACAACTAGTAAGTTGGTAGTACATGGCATTGCTCATACTAGATTTATTGCTGCTTATGGTATGAGTGGTGGTTTAAAAAGAGATGGTGTTAAAATATCTGGTAATCAAAATGTTGGCGGACTATATTTTTTCTATAAAGGAGATCAAGTAAATCATCATCATAATGTAGAATGTACTGCATCTGTTACGTCAGGAAGTTTAAATACTACAACATTTACTGTGTGGGTAAGACCATATGAAGGAACTGGTGAGTGGACTGTAGGATGGGGTAACAATTATATTCAAGTATGGGAGGTAGAAGTATGACTTTTTCAAGAGAAATTGGAATAGCAGATGCTTTAGAAAGCTTATGTCCTGGATTAAAATGGACAGTAAGTAATAACAATTATGATGAATTCATTTGGTTGGAAGATAATTTATCAAAACCAACTATAGAAGATATATCAAATGAAATTGAAAGATTGAAACTAGAAAAAAAACTTACGGAATACAAAGAATCTAGAAAAAAAGAGTATCCAGATTTCATGGAATATATTGATGGTGTAGTAAAGGGAGACGAAGAGCAAATAAATAGTTATATACAAAAATGCCTTGCCGTGAAACAGAAATATCCGAAATATAAAGAAGAGGAATAATTATGGCAAGCATCCTTAGATTAGATCAACTACAAACATTAACTGGAACACCAGTAATGACTTTTGATAATTCTGGTATTGCCACAGTTAATGGTGGATTGAGGTTACCAACATATACAAATTCCAATAGGCCAGCTGGTCAAGTAGGATTATTAATTTTTAATTCAGAAAAAGAAGTTGTTCAATTGTGGACAGGATCTGCCTGGATTGATGTCGGAACAAGCGCGAAGTTGGATGGATCGACATCAGATAGAGCAGCAACTTCTGCAACAGCAATTTTACAATTAAATCCATCTTCTCCAAATGGTTATTATTGGATTAAACCATTACCTAGTTCAACTCCAAAATATGTATATTGTGACATGACCACAGATGGTGGTGGTTGGATGCTTTTAATTAATGCCAGAGCAAATAATGGTGGTCAATATTATAATAATAATGAGTATAATTTAAGTACTGTTAATAATGTAAATAGAGTTGTGGAATACAACAAATCAACAACTTCTATGTTTGGTCGTGAAGAAATAAATGAGTTTTTCCAATTATCTGGATTTAAATATGGGAGAATGACTCCTGTTGCTGGTGTTACTCTAGCCGCATCTTATACAGGATTATACCAAAGAATTGGAACTTCAACAGATGCTAGATGGGGCGGAACTTTATTTGATTGTTCTAATAGGGGAGGATTGACAAATAGCACATATGAATGGGTACTAACTCAGTATCAAAACTGGTCTGAAGTTCAAACTGGAACAAATGCTCAGGTGGGATCTTACACAGGAGGAAATCATTATTATCCAACTACTTATGCTAATGCTTATCAAAACTTCTGGAAAGGTGATCAGGATGGATTGAGATTTAGTAGAGGATTTAGAAGTGAAGATTATAGCGGACAAAACACATCATCTGGATATTTTTGGATAAAAACTACGTAATATGGAGTAAAAATTATGAAGTGCGTACCTTATGTTTATGATTGGATTTGGCAAGATAATTTTGAAAAAGAAAAATATTATCACAAATATCTAATTGAAAAAGAATTAGAAGATGATCCGATTGGAAGAAAAATTTCAAATATTGGTGGATATCAAACAAAAGATAATTTAAATCATAGAGAAGAATATAAAAAATTAGTAGAGATAATAGAACAACAATCGATTCAAATTCATCAAGAACTTGAATTAATACCAGAAGTTAAATTCACCATCATTAATATGTGGGGAAATATTAATTGGTCTGGTCATCATAATTCTTTACACCAACACACAAATCCTCCGTCAGAAGATAGAATTTCATCGTCTTCTGTAATAAGTGGTATATATTACCTCCAACTTCCAGAAAGTTCTGGGAAAACTGGTTTCATGAAGCATAAAGTAAATTATTCAAATTTATCTATGGAACCATCTATGGTAAAAATTCCAGAAATATTTTTGAAAAATTATAATAACAAGTTATTAAAATCAAATTATGAATATGAAGCTCAGGAGGGAGACTTGCTAATGTTTTTTTCTGATGTTCTTCATTACGTTTCTCCGTCAAATATTGAAAACAATAGGAGAATTACCATTAGTTTTAATCTGGGTCTAGAATTAAATAAATAACGTTATATTAAATAAAAAAGTATGTCACAGGTAACAGCTGGAATAGTACAAACAAATACTCTTACTTCTGGCGGAACTACTGTTGCTATTCCAAAGAATGTTGCTGTGACTGGTAATATTGATTTTACTGGAAGTCTTTTACAAAATGGTCTTCCATTTGCTTCACTTCCAACTCAGAATGTTAGGACAGCTGGTGCAACGCTGATGTCGGATGGCAATTCGGCATTCTGGGCATATCCAGGAGAAACTTCTACTTCGCACCAAATGCCTTTTGGTAATGCTAGTACTGGAGATGGAACAATTAATGGAGCTAACCCCACCACAAGTGTCGCACTTCCATTTAGTGGAACTGGAAATTGGTTTAATTATCAGGGAACTAACTATACAGTAACTATAGGTTCATCATTTAGATACAGAAGTATATTCACACACGGATTTCTAGCTGGTGGATATAGAGGATCAAATCCATGGAGATCTGTTAATCAAACATATCATGCTACAGATATTACAGTATGTAGAGGAGATCAACTAGATAGAGCTGCTTCATATGTAGATGGTAACTTTAGTGACTATAATGGATATATTTACGGAACACAAAACTCATACGATGGATCTGGTATCCACACTTCAAGTATAAATTTACATACTGGAACTGGAAGAACATTTGGAGATTCAGTTGATTATGGTCACGGAGATGCTTATAGCACAACACCAGATACTTTGGGAGCATCTTGGGATCTTTGGAATGGTGTTAATGATGCTGGTGCTGTCAGCGGTCAAACAACACAAAGGGGGTATGTAACTGGTCATGGTTCAGCAGGAAACTGGCAAAGATTAAACTTTGCTACTGAAGTTATGTCGAGATTTGGTGGTGGATCTAATAATGATTTCTGTAGTGCCTTTGAGGGAGAAACAAGAGGATATGTTTTTGGAGATACTGGAGACACACGTTACTTACAATTTTCAAATGAAACAACTACTGGATGGAATCCTTCTGGATTATCTGGAGATGGATGGAAAAAATCCCTTTCTACAAAATGGGGACATGGATATCATGGAAACTCCAACAACGTAACTTTGCCATGGATGAAAGTTAATGATTTAACTGGAGCAAATATTAGTATTTTCAATCAACTAGATGATGCTTCTGGGGAAGAAAATATGGAGATGGGACAAGATTGGGGATATTGTATGGGAAATTATGGTAGCGGATATCAGAATAATAGAACATGGAAACGTTTCTATGCCACAGATTCCGATGTTCGTATGGGATTTAAAACAGAACCAAAAGGGCATCTGGGTCAGTCATCTGGAGCATGTATGACTGGTGCATTTACAGTAACAGCAAAACGTTATCAATAAGGAGTAAAAAATGACTGAAGGCAATCCATTTTTATCTGGTCCTCAATTTTTAAAAAGAGATCAACCATATGCTACTCCACAAGATATTTCAAGATTAAGACAAAGAATGTTAAATCTTGAGGAAGAGCTAAAACAAGTTAAACAAGAAGTTGAAGATTTGAAGAACAAATGAAATCAACAAATTTTTTAGAAGAAATTCAATTTAAGCAAGAGTGGAAGCAAAAAATTCCAAAGCATCTAATTCAAGATGAGGAATTTTTGCGTCCAAAATATGAACCATCACATCCTCTAGAAATTGAAACTAAAAAATTTATAAAAGATAAAGAATTAGTCAAAGAAGGTTACATCTATATGATGATCGATGAGGATGAACTAGGGAACATCATACAGGATGAAAATACTTATCTGATAAAATATAGATTCTTCAGTATTGCTATAGTACAGATGAATAAACTTGTTTTTGAAACAATCAAATCATCATTTAAAAGATACTTAGAAATATCGGAAGATGAACTAGCAAATGGAATTAAGTATCAAGGAGAAATAAGAGGTTACTATAAAGATTATATTACAGAGATGGATGAGAGCGGGGAAATAAAAAAAGTCAAAAAGAAACTTCCGATGGTTCAGAAGAAACTTGACGACGCCGTTTCCTTCATGAAAAAACTTGCTGTCTTAGTAATTGAAAAGGAGTTTGATCTTCGTTTCAAAAATTTTAAAAATTGTAGGGACATAGAATCAGAATCTTGGTTTTATCAATTAGAAGAAGCAAGAGCATATAAAAATAATGCCGATGTCAAGACAACATTTATTGATATCCTTTCAATAACTAGAGGAATCTCGAAAGAAGTTCTTGTAAATAAGGTACTTGAGAAGCACAATAAATACCTCGTGGAGTACGCTTCTTTATTAGGAAAGTATCACGCTATTCGTTCTCAATTTAAAAATTGTGATAATATGTGGGATATGAATATTTTATATGAAGATTACTTGAATGTTGGTATGCCAGCAAAACAAGCTCAAAAACTAGGAAGAGCTGATGAAAATGGATATAGATTTAATGGAGAACTTGCGTATGGAACTTTCGGATTTTGATCTAATTGAATATTCTGCTGATCTAAATGATGGACAATCTAGATTTCAAAATGAATATTTTGTGGCAGGATCTCAAATCACACCATACAAAAAAGTTCAGCAAGCTTTTCTTGAACTTCAAGCAAGGAGACATGGTAAAGTAGAACTTGAGTATAAATTAAAAAAAGCAATAATTCACAGAAAAAAACTCGAAAGAGATTTACAGAATGCTGTGGATGAATTAGATATTGAATTGCTAAATGTTGAATTGGATAAAACCAATTTTGATATTTCACTTTACGAGAAAAAAAGAGAAACTTATGAAAGAGAGATCTCTGAATTTTGTTCTTTGATTAGAGAAAATATAGATCCAGAAAAGGATATTGAGTTTTATCTTTCTACCGATGAGGAAGAAGAAAGGAGATATTGGATCACTAGAATGGCAAAGCAAGCTGCAGTTGATCTCCACTGCTATGGAAGAATTGGTAGCGGCAACTTAGATTCTATTATCAATATGTCACCTGAAGATCAGGTAGCGGTTCTCCAGGGAGCGGTTCATCACTCCTCGTTACTTACTGCTGGTGTCGAAAAAATGCAGCGTCAGTTACAACCACAGGTAGAAAAAATCTTCCAGTCGGTTGAATACACTCCACCAGTATTAATGGAAACACAAGAAAAACAATCATTACCTGAGGTGAAAAATAATGTCCCAAGAGAAAAAATCCGTCTTCACTCTGCCAATAAATCCCAAGCTTGAATCGGATTTTGTTGATAACATCTTCATTCCCTGGTTAAAGACATATAAAGATTATATCTTTGATTTGTATTTTACCTGCCGTATGCCTCCTTTTTCTCAGGATGCTATGGGAGATGTTTTTGATGGTGATGTAAGGCAACTGTTCTATAACTCTGCTCACATCTCAAAGCAGACTGGTATTCCTCTTTCAGCGACATTTAATAACATTTACGTCAGACCAGACCAGGAGAATCTTGATCTATTCATTCACAACTTCAGACCTCTATACGAACTTGGTGTAAGGACTGCTACGATTCCTCATACCATTTGGGTAGCATCTGGTGCTATTCAAAAAGAGTTTCCTGAGTTGTATATTAAGAACACAATCCTTCGTAATGTTGCCAAAGCAAATGAAGTTGTTGCTTTAGCAAAAGCAGGTTTCCATTACATCAATCTTGATAGAGATTTGATGAGAGATAAACAAACTCTCCTTGAACTCAAGAAGGCAAAAGAATACTGTGCCTCTATTGGCAAACCAGTTGTATTCTCTATGCTTGCTAATGAAGGTTGCTGGGGTGGTTGCTCCATTATGGATGAGCATTACCATTTCAATAATACAAGGGATCAGGCAACTCCTCAATTTTTTATGGATCCTATTAGTACAAATTCTTGTTCTAAATGGGACATTAAAGATTCATCTTCTTCATTAAAGGCTGCCAATCTCCCACCATGGAAAAAAGATTGGGAAGAGATGTTTGATCTTGGAATTGATGTTTTCAAAATGCATGGTAGAGAAAATGCTATGCGTCTAAAAGAATCGATGGATATTATTGAACGCTGGCATAGGGATGAGGAACTTCTATTTCCAGAGTTCGATAAGTATATGGAAGATCTCAAGGTAAGTGAAAGACCTATTGATATATGGAGAGATAAAATTAAGACATGTAAGTTTGATTGTTGGGATTGTAACTACTGCGAATCAGTTGTAGAATCACACCTGAAGAAACACAAAGAAGAGTTTAAAGTTGATCCTTACGTTGATAGAGTTATCAACTCCATCGATAAAGCGATCCAGAAAACTTCAAACTTTGTTTCCGATGGATACCCTATTAGAGGTTTAACTTCTGATAGAGTTCGTCATCTTCTCAACAATCTGTGCTCAGATCCATCAACAGTTTATCTTGAGATGGGAACACTTATGGGTAGCACATTCTTTGCTGCTACTATGAATAATAGTATTCGATGCTTTGGTGTTGATGACTTTTCTGATCCAGAATGTAAACCAATGATGGATCATGCTAACTGGGCGGAAGTTGGAAATGCTTTTGAGCAATTTAAACATTACTGGGAAAAATTTGAGAATGGTAATGCTACCTTTATCAAATCTTCTGTTGATGAACTAACAGAGGAAGATTTTGAAGGAGAAAAACCAAACGTGATTTTTTATGATGCAGATCATGATTTCGTAAATCAATTGAATAATTTAAATCACATCGTTCCTTTTATTGCCGACAAGTTTATTCTTATAATTGATGATGCCAATTTTGAAGGTGTTATTGAATCAGCAATTCAATTTGTACAGGATAATAACTTCAAAGTTTATTTTGAAAGAAAAATTCTTAGTTCGATTATTGAAAATCCAACCCATTGGTGGAATGGGATTTATGTTTTAGTATTGGAAAAAAATGAAAGTAATTAATCCAGATATTTTGAAAGTCAATCATCCTTCCAACTGGGAGGTTGAACAAAAACATATAGGCAAATCCAAGAATCGTATTTTACGTGTTAAAAATTTCTTTGTCAATCCAGATGAGATTAGAGCATATGCTTTAGCAACCGATTATGTTTCTACTCTGATGGGGGAACATACCAATCTTCCTGGATATATTCATAATATTGGATTACCTTCAAAGCAATTACATGAACCATTTGCTTACCTATGTAAAACTTATTTCGGTGCTAGTAAATCACTAATGGCAATCCCAGCTTATAGTACATTTACATTTCAAATGTATGAGGTATTTGAAAAGTGCCGACTAATGAGTTTAACACCACATACAGATGATACTCATTATGCTTGTGTAATGGGGTTGAATACTATAGAAGAGTATGAGGGAACAAATAGTGGAACTGCTTTTTATAGATACAAAGAAACAGAAGAAGAGTTTGTTGCATCGGATAGAAATTATCGGTCAGAAAGAGTTCAGAATAAAATTCAAGCCATGGTAAATTTTGATCCTTCATCACTCAAGTTAAAAGATTGGGAACGCTATCATATTGAACCACATGAATATAATACTTTGATATTGTATGAAGGAAAAATGTGGCACTCTCCGTATTACATTCAAGAACATTGGAAAGCAAATCGTCTAACTTTTAATTCTTTTCTAAAATAAATAATAATACACACCATTATATGTGATTACTATGGATACTACTGCACTTAAAAAGAACTTTGAAGAGCAACTTGCTACTACCGATAAGCAAATTGCTGAACTGGAGGAAAATATTGCTAAGGCAAAAGAATATCGTCTCAAACTTCAAGGTGGTCTAGAAACTCTCGGACTACTAGAAGAACCAGCAGCAGAAGAAGAAGCACCTGCCGAAGAAGCAGCAGAATAATCACCAAGTCCCTTCTTACTAAATATGTAAGAAGGGATTTTTTGTGTCTAATGGCATCTCCAAATAGTAGAGCCTCTCTTATCACATATTGTAAAAGACAACTGGGAGAACCAGTTCTTCAAATCAATATTGATGATGAGCAGGTAAACAACGTTATTGATGATACGATTCAGTTCTTCCAAGAGAATTGTTATAACGGCATGGAACGTTGCTATTTGACGCACGAATTAACCGCTGCCGATAAGACAAGATTTGATACTACAACTCAGAAGACTGCTGGAACTACAACATGGAATGAAGCAACTAACTACATTCCAATCCCAGATCATGTGGTTGGTATTTCAAAAGTATTTGGTATTGTTAGCAACTCAATCCGATCAAACCTATGGGGTATTGAATATCAACTATATCTAAATGATCTCTACGCTTTTGGATCACTTGATATTTTAAACTACTTCATGACAAAACAATATCTAGAAACTCTTGATATGGTTCTCAACAACGGATCATTTCAGCAGTTTAGATATACCATGCGTCGTGATCGTTTGTATCTAGATGTAGATGCTGACTTCCTTGCAGAAGGTAAGTATATTCT